TTTTGACGAGTTAGATTGGTGCGGTTGTTTGTGCGACGAGCCTTACGCGTCTTTCTGTTCGCCATTCTAGTTTATATTACGGAAAAATGCGCGGTCCAGATGCTTTAATAAGCATCGCTTTCGTTAACTTTTTCGGTGCTTTCGCATATTTTAGCGTTTTAGACTGTTTCATAGTATGTGGGTGTTTATATGTCTTCTGAGTCTTGAACGTATTTTTGTACATAGTTTGTAATTCCTTCGTCGGCAACTTTCCAAAAACCCACGCATTCTTACAAACCTTCTCCTTATAGCCTGCTTTTAGACACTTTCTAGTAAATTGTCTAATAGAAGATTTCTTCATCTCTGTTTTATACTATTATTTACTGGCAACGTCCCTTCTCTGCAATCTCCGCTCCATTGCACATACACGTCTGCGCCTCGCACATCTGACCGTTTGCGATCGCCGGCGGGAATACATACTGGCTCTGGAAGCCCTCAAACTTCTGCGTTAAGTGCCAGACCGCCTTATGCGTTATACCATAAATGAGCGCAAAAATCACGCCGTGCGTTAAGGCAACAACAATAGTTGGAGCCTTCGGTGGTAATGTAACCACGATACCGGGTGTAAGCACAACAAACAGTAGTGCCGTAAAGGCGGTCATCAAAAGGTGGAACATCTCTACTATACTTTGGTTTAAAATCCACTAGGTCTAAATTAAGGAGATTCACAATGACGTCTCGCTCTGGCGGTTTAATGGAACTTGTGTCACGAGGCAAGAAAGATATCTTTTTCACTGCGAATCCTAAAACATCATTTTTTCATAGCGTTTATATACGCTCAGTTCCATTTACGAAAGAAATTTATATAACGCAACCACGTAATGCCCCGGATTGGGGGCGCTGGGTTGATTTTGATATTGACCATCGGGGCGACCTCGCAAAATACTTCTTTCTCCATATCCAACTTCCTACCTGGCTACCGCCTGCTGCAGTGGCAGTGAATCGTACCGGTATCGTGACCGACGCTAGTGGAGTCACCTTCGGATATACGAACAGTATCGGCTTACAGGTGATAAGTAAGATACAAATCTTTCAAGATCAAGTTCTTATTCACGAAACTTACGGCGAATATCTTACTTGGCGTCAACGTCAAAAAGCCGAAACAGGTCAAGTATTCTTAATGAACGACGAAGTTGGCTCACGATATGAAACGCCTCTTGCAATTGGTCGGTCAGCAACACTACCAGAACTACGTGTTAGTATACCAATTATTGGTACTGAAGACGCGTTTGAGCCTGGAATCCCCCTTGTCGCCCTCAGTCAGCAACGGTGGCGCATTCGCATTCATTTACGTAAGCTAAACGAAGTTGTCGTAGCAAGTGATGGACGTCTACAGCCCCAGCCGTGGGGAGGTAAGCCCCTGCGCATTCAAGCGACTCCTGGCGGTCCGGTTGATACTACGCAAGTCACATTGCCTTTGGAGGCAGTTCAGCCTATATTAATGACACTGGAATCTACGCAACTCTATTTACCCCGTGATGCGAATCTTTGGCTCAAAGCGCAAACTCTACGTATTCCCTACACAAATGTACGTCACGAAGAGTTTACGATTGAAGATAATTCGTTTACCGCTGCATCACCGCCGTATCTAGCAACTGTACAACTCCCGTTCACGGTTGATATGATTGGCTCCGTCAGTCGTATGTTAGTAGGTCTCCGGTCATATGCATCTACTTTGGCGGGGCAACGAAATGTTTTAACCTCCTCTGACGGTTCGCCATTTGTAACCTCTTTGCGTCTCAATATCTCTAATATTGACCGTATTAAGCAATGGGAAATCGCTGTTTTTCGTGAAGTAACCTCCTATTGGAAAAACATTCGTATGGGAATGGATTTTGCCTATCCTGTACCGCACGATGTCTATAATATTACCTTTGGCGCGTTTGATACAGCGCAGCCGGCAGGAACTCTACAATTCACTCGCGCGGTTCTACCTGTTCTCTATCCAATCTTAGCACCTATACCAATGGACCCGCGCAATAAGAGTCGTAAGACCTATTTAATTACGTATGGCGATGCGTGGAATGTCTTTGAGATTTCTGGCGGCAAGGGGCGAATGATGTTTGATGATACATAGGTCGCTCGTCCACTTTTTTTACGCTCAACCTGCGGTCACTCCAAATCGGCTCTGCCGATTTGGAGTTCGTCTTCTAGATTGGCTGTGCCAATCTAGAAGGTTGGCGTAAAAACAGGGTCTCGCTTAAAAAAATTGAAACTGCTTCGTTCGGTATTTAGATTCTCACTCCCTCCTGTACTTTCTTACAAATGTCTACGTGGTCAAAGTCTGCGCTCAAGCTTCCCTCCGTTGTTGTGACTGATAAGTCCTTTCCTACTCTCAGCGCTAGCGGTGGTCCCCCCTCCAAGAAGCCCACTCTCTCCTTCGCACAGAAGGTGAAGGAGAAGGCGGACGCCGATGCCGCCGCGGATGCTGCCGCAGCGGCTGCTAAACAAGTTGAGTTGAACCGTGCGGAGGCGCGGCGTCTCACCGAATGTGCTGAGAAGCGACAAGTGTCTCTGGTCAACACATTTTATAAGCCTCGTACGAGCGATGAAGATTACACACGTGAGGATAGTTCGCCCGATGAGATGGATTATGAAACCGCACTAGAATATGAGGAGCATATGCGCTATAACCGTAGGGAGCGTTTGCGCGTCGCCGATTATAGCAAGGATCTATCATCGGAAGATGATGAGCGCCTAGATGAGTATGAGGATGCGGTTTAAAAATCACTCTATGTGAATAAGAAATGACCAGTCGGAACCCGTATCCGTCATATCTTTCAACTTATACATATACTCAATATTTATCAACAAATATTGGCAATGGATATATTCCTCAGTCTCCCTATGATTTATCCGGTGTCAAATACAAAACAAAAAGCGACATTCTTACCTTACAGAGACAATGGGATACCTTTAACCGTGTTCAAGCGATTAATTTTTCTATCTACTTGAAGATTCTAAAAGGTGAACAGTTAAATTGGTATGTATTTGTGAATAATCAGGAGGCGACCGATTACCGTAATGGACAGCAACTTCATACAGTTCGGTATCCATATATATCACCAGTATTTTTTCAACCTATTTCAATTGCACCTATACCGACGAATACTTTAACGACTGGACCGCCGCGATTCTCTCAAGTGCCTCCGCAAACAAATACAGTTCCTCCTATTACCGAAAGTCAAAAAACTGCGAACAATGCCGATGTATCTATATATACATTTGTAAGTTCATACAATGTATTACATAGCACCTTTACATATCAGTTTCAGAGCAATGAGGAGCAGATGGCGTATAATCGTGGATTGCGGCTTGCTACAACTGTCCAAACAATACAGCAATTATAAGTTAATCTTACTCCTGCGCTTTCTAACAATAGGTTGGTCGGTTGATGGGAAGAGTCTGCGGTTTACGGCATCGCGGTGCTTCTCTTCAATAGGAAAGGTCTCTAGTATTTTACGCCACAGCAGCAATTTGCGTTGGCGTAACATATCCTCTAGTTGATGGTCCATTTGGTAGCAAGGTATTTGGCACAAGTATGGATTCATTTTTTTCAGGCTGCGGTGCGCAGGCGCTCCATCACCTCGCGAATATCGTCACGATACTTCACCTTCGCATAATGGAGGCAGCCGTTCTGCTTTGACATCAGATGCTTATCGGTATCTGGAATACGTTCTAGTTGTCCAATATACGTCGGCGCCTCTGGATTATACGTATAAACGTGCCCCGATTGTGAGTTAATGAGGTACACAATACCTTGCACTGAGGCGCGAATAAGTGTATCGGGTACTGGTGTGTCCATAGGAATGATGCCTGATGTATTGGTTGGAAGAGGTCTGTCATTTTTTATGTATTACCCCAAAACCTTCACTTGATGTCCTACAACAACGCCGTGTAAAAGCTCCATCATTTTATCCCAACTCGTAGACAGCGATATTTCCGAAAATTCGCTGTATATCAAGCAACCGAATATAACAACCAATAATACAATTGGCATATTTGCCATGATAACATCTATAAGCTGTTTCATATCTTAATCTAGAGGCTAGGAAAAAATTGATAGACTCTAGCCGACTTTGTGCCTTTTTATGCCTCCTCCTCCATCCTCCTCCCTCTTTCCTGCAATGTCTTCCTCCATTTCCCTCCTCGCCAATGCCATCCTCTCCCTCAATGAGGGCAAGCCTCTTCCTTCCTCCATAACGGATGCGCTCCGTGAACTCTGCCCTGTTGAGCCTGCTCCTGCCGAGCCTGCTGCTGCCGAGCCTGCTGCTGCACCTGAGCCTGCCCCTGTCAAGGAGAAGAAGGTGCGTAAGATCAGCAAGGCTGTCGCCGCTGCACCTGAGCCTGCGACCGAGCCTGCCGCTGAACCTGCCGCTGAGCCCGTCGCCCAAGTCGCAAAGACTGATGACTGGCGTAAGCACCCTTCGCGCCTCCAGACTATTGACTCTACCCGCTGTACCGGTCGTAAGATTGACGCAGACAACCCGCTTGAGGGTACTCGCGTGAATGGCATGATCTTTCCTGAGAAGCAGTGTACTAAGAAGCCGTCGCCCGGGTCTAAACTGTGTACAAGTTGCGCGACGAAGGATGCCGAGTACAAGTCCAATCCTAACAAGAACAACGCCCAATGGCACGGTCGCCTTGATGAGGAGACCCTTTACCCTCGCGCCAAGATTGTCGGCTCTGAGCTCTTTCTCAAGCGCTACCCCAACGGCATTCCCACCGCTCCTGTTGCTGCTCCTGCCGTTGCTGCTCCTGCCGAGCCCAAGAAGCGCGCGCCCAAGAAGACCGAAATGGCGAAGACGACCGTCGCGGTTGACGTCGCTCCTGTCGTCGCCAAGTGGCGGAGCTTCCAGTATGACGGTCGCACGCACATCCGCAACCTGGAGACCAACAAGGTCTACTATGCCGATATGACGAAGGACTCGCCTGAGGCGAACGCTGTCAAAGAGCAGTACGTCGGTCGGTGGGTTGACGACCGTGTGGATCTGCATGACGACAGCGATGAGGAGTGAAACCCAAAACAAAACAAACTGCGGTGGTCCATCTTAAAAAACATAAAACAACAAAGTAGTAGAGCCTGTAATGTCATCAGCCTATGGGCAAAATAACAGGACATTAAATTTGGACACCCTTTTTGTTCGTGATATCGTCTTTAAGGACTTTGCCAATAATCCTATTCCGGCAAATCAGCCTTTAGTGAGTCGCGGCGATGGCGGTACCTATTTTACGTCGTCGCTAACATCCACTTTTGCTGCGCCAGCTGTGAATGCGATCACTGCATCTACAGTAACCGGACCCTATCAATTCGCGCCCATTGGAGGCTACAACACCTTTAATTTGACAGCAGGCGCCAGTATGCAATTTTATTCTAATGCTGAGAATGGTGGTCTTATTATCTACAATATCGGTCCCGAGCAAATTATTGCCGACGGACAAGTACTACCATTTACCGATTTGCCAGATTATACTGTTGGAGGTCGCACTCTTCAATATGTAGGTACCGGTGATACATATCTACAAGTCAGTGATGCAACCATCTTTTTTAACTCTGTTTATAATTCGTCTATTAGCACTGTTTTATTCTTACAAAGCACAACTCTGGGATTAGAGTATGAATTAAATAGCAGTCTTTCTATACTAAACTCACTTGTCACATCTAGCGGACTTTACAGCTACAATCTTATTTCCAGTTATTTTTTGACACCCAATGTGATCAATATCTCTACTGTGAGCACCTCACTGCTTGTCCTTGGGGATAATTATATTAAAGACACTCCCCTGCGCGATTCTATCAACGATCCCTGCATTGTATACACAGGAAGCACAATTCTCTCAACCAATACCGATTTCTTGACCTTTACCGATAACTTCAGCGGGGTTACATTCGCTATTGATAAGGAGTAT